TAAAGTTGCTACTGTATATCCTTGAGTTCTTACTGTACCTGTAACAGATAAATTACCTACGCCTGGGTCTGTAGTGTTGTTTATAGATACACCACCAGTATTAAATATACGCATGCGTTCCGTATTATTTGTAGCAAATAACATATTTCCGTTTTCACGATTATATATATATGTTATATTTCCATCTTGAATTAATTGAAATCCATTACTATTTCCTGTTCCTGATGTGGCATTTTGTAAAGATAGGTTACTTGCAGAAGCACCATAAATATTTAAGTTTGTGCCATTAGATGTTACTGCTGTATCTGTTGCAATTAAAACATTACCTTGTAATCTAGTAGTTGTTATAGAGCTATTACCTATTGTCACCTCATTAGACACTGTTGCTGATGATGCAGCAGCGTTATAACCTATGATGATGTTGTTAGAGCCAGTAGTAAGATTGTTAGTGCCTGTAGTACCAGCTTGATAACCTAGTAAAGTATTGTTAGCTCCTGTGGTAACAGCAGAACCAGCAAAAGTACCTATTGCTGTGTTGTTAGATGCTGTAACTAAACGACCTGCTCTATAACCAACACATACATTATAATCTGATGTAATAGCTGTAGTTAATGATTGCCAACCTACAGCAGTATTTCCAGTACCTGTTGTAATTGCAGTTCCTGCACTACCACCAATTGCTGTGCTACTACTTGCAGTAGTAAGACTTTGTAATGTTTGATTTCCAACAGCAGTATTTTCAGCTCCAGTTGTATTATTTAATAATGCTAGATACCCAACTGCTACATTATTACTTGCTGTTCTATTAGCATTTAATGCCTGATATCCCACTGCTGTGTTATTACCACCTGTAGCTAGTGTTGCTACGGGTACTGTGAATCCACTACCTGTTCCACCGATAGATGCAGCAGGAGCTGTGAGTACTGTGGTTGTGTCTAAGAATCTTGAACCAAACGCTGTAAGAGTTACTGTAGTAACTGCTCCACCTGCAACAACAATAGTAGCTGTAGGATAAACACCTGCGGCTGTACCTGATGAAAGCGTCATGACTACACCAGTATATGTTCCGTTAGTGTATCCTGAACCACCAGTAATAGCACCTAGTGTGGCTACTGCTGTAGTATTAGCTATAAGAGAATCTCTACCAACTGCCACATTATTAGCACCTAATGTATTATTTTGTAGTGATGAGTACCCAACGCCAGTATTACTAGCACCTGTAGTCGTGTATAATAAAGATTGGTAACCTAATCCTACTTGACCTGTTGCTGATGTATTAGAATTTAATGCAGAATTTCCTAAAGCTGTATTTCCAGAAGCACTGTTATTGGTTAAAGCACCTTGTCCTATTGCAGTGTTTTGACCGCCTGTAGTATTTGTATTTAAAGCTAATCTACCCATAGCAGTATTGGACTGACCACTTGTGGTAGATGCCATAGCATTAAAACCAACAGCAGTGTTAAAAGCACTAGAAGCATTAGTATTATTTAATGCTGACACTCCTACTGCTGTATTAGTTGCAATTGCTCCTGCACCCTTACCCACAGTTAGCGTAGATATAGTAGAGTTATCAGTACCAAATGTAGCTGCTATGCCTGGTACTCTTAGTGATGTTACAGATGCGTTGCCTAGTGTTATTTCATTAGATACAGTGGCAGAAGATGCTGCTGCGTTGTATCCGATAATAGTGTTGTTAGAACCAGTGGTTAGGTTGTTAGTGCCTGAGAAGCCAGCAGCAGAACCAAGTAAAGTATTTTGAGTGCCTGTTGTAATTGCACTACCTGCATAAGCACCTATTCCAGTATTATTATTTGCAGTGCTAACAAAAAGAGCACTAGAACCTACAGCGGTATTATTATTAGTAGTAGTACTAGCCTGTAACGCTTGATTACCTACTGCTGTGTTATATATACCTGATGAAATTAATATACCAGCACTATAACCAAGACCAGTATTTCCATAGGCAGTATTAGATAGTAAGGCAGCATATCCTAAAGCTGTATTTTCTGTTCCAGTAATATTACTTACTAATGTTCTATATCCAACTGCTGTATTTCCAGAAGCTGTTGTATTAACTTGTAACGCTTGGTATCCCACCGCAGTGTTATTAGATGATGTATTGTTTTGTAAAGCAGATGCACCTATAGCTGTATTATTAGAGCTAGTAGTATTACTTACTAAACAATTTAAACCAATACCAATATTACTGCCACCAGTTGAGTTATCTCTTAAAGCATTAGTTCCTATTGCCACTATACCTGTACCTGTTGAAGTATTTTTAGCAGCTTGATAACCTATTCCAGTATTAAAACCTGCAGTACTAAATTGTAATGCTTGATTACCTACAGCTGTATTTTGTGCACCTGTACTATTTGTAGTTAAAGCACTTAAACCTACAGCAGTGTTAGTAGCAACTGCTCCCCCACCCTTACCTACTGTCATTCCTGATATAGATGCGTCATTAGCTGTGGTAACTGTTGTGCCGTTAAAGGTGAAGTTAGCAGAGTCGGTTACAGCACCATCTGTAGTAGCATAAGTTACACGACCAGATGTTAAAGCACCTGTAGAAGCTACTGCACGACCAGCAGGGTAAGTACCGAATACGTCTTTAACACCAGCAGAGAAATTAACAGCACTACCACCATTAGATGAAGCAAGAATACTTGTTCTAGCTAAAGTACCTGCACCTACTGTGCCAAGACCTACTTCCCATTCTGAACCTGTAGGTGTAGAGATAGTATAGTAAGTTGTGTTTGTATTGCCGATAGCTGTGCTAAAAGATTGATAGCCAGTAGTAGCTCCAGCAAGTGTAAGCGTACCTGTGCCAGTAGTCGTAGAAGTTTCAAGTACCCTATCCTTTATTACTAAAGCCATTTATATTCCTTTATCGTTTAACGCTAAGTATTAAGATAATTCTACTGATAAGTTACCTGTAGCAATTTTAAATACATCGCCAGTAGTAATTGCTTTAGCTACGTCTAATGGTGTGTGATAAAGTAAGTTACCACTTGATAGTGCATCATTAATACCAATCCAACCTACTGTTCCCCATGTGCCTGTGGCTGTTGGAAATGTAACATCGGCAGAGTTAGTAGATACACCACTAGAAGGAGCTCCAAATGTGACTGCTGTTCTAGCATAGCTTCCACCACTAACTTCTGTTCCACTACCTGCATCTGTAGGGTCTGAAGTCCATAATGATACATATACTGTGGCTACGGATGTGTATGTTGTGTTGCGTAGAGTAGCGTTGATTAACGCATTTTCTAGGTAGGTACTTATTTCGGACATAATGTTTTCCTTATCTTGGTGTTACGTTTAATGTGGTATATGCGTATGTTTGACCTAAGTCACTTGTTTTGATATTAGCAATAGCTCTGTCATATAATGCTGACCATGTAGCTACTCTAGGGTCATTCATAAGATACGGTTCTGCTTCTGCTAATGTGGCGTAAAGTAAAGCGTCTGGGTAGTATGCTAAGAACAAGTTACTAGATGTTGTAGTAGAGATAAATGTAGGTTGAGCATAATATAAAATCTGAATAGTGTAATCAGAGTTTTGACTAGGTGCAAATTGGAACTCTGTGCCTAACATTGTAAAGTAATGTGAACGACCTGATAATGATGTTTGACCATTACGGAAGAACAAGTCAGGTGATTGATACTCTAAGATAATAGGTGGGTTACCTTGAAAGTGCATCTCTCTTAACTCTAAAAAGTCAGTAGGAAACGCTACCTTATTATCAGAAGGTGTAGTAGTTGCAACCTTTAACATAGCTTCTGTTCGTAAGTCACGACTCATTCTTAATTGAGCCATCTGAACAAAGTCAGGTATGACACTTGTCAAGTCTGTTCGTGCTAAGTAGTTTTCTACTGTAGTTACAAACGCCGAGTAATTAGTAAACGCCATCTAGTTGTCCTTTTAGTCTATCCCAGCACTTGTCCATCTCATCTTTATGCCATTCACTAGCAGCTAATGAGCTTAACCATGCTGTTCTGTCAAAATATGTTAAGTTTTCTATGTCTTTAATGTTATTGGATACAGGGTTTGCAGGGCTATAAGGTGAACCTATGACAGGGACACCACGAATAAGTGCTTCTACATCTGCGACACTACCAAAACTCACTATGACATGAGCTTTTTCTAATGTTTGTTTAAAGTCACCTTCGCCCTTACGCTTAATGACAATCTTTCTCTCTGTATACTTTCTAATCTCTTCTATCGTTGTATCTAACCAAAGAGAACCATTGTAAATGTATGATATTTTCTCTGCCGGTGGTAACACAACTACGTTTTCACCACTACGATACTCGTGAACTTTAGGTGTTTTTCTATCTGATACACGCCAATCTGTGCAATGGTAGTTATTTACACAGAATCTAGCCCATTCTAAGTCATGTGACCTGTGAAAGTAACCATGGTCTATCAGAATATAGGGTATGTTTTGTTTTCTACAGGTTATTT